GTTGCAGTCGCAACAGTTCCCGCAAACCCATTCGCAGATGCCACGCTAACGCTGGTGACGGAGCCAGAGCCTGGTCCTGTGAACGCAATTTGAATAGATCCAGCGCCTGGCGTAATGGTCACACCAGAGCCAGCAGTCAAGGATGCCTTGGTAAGCGTGTTGCCGGTGCTGTTACCAATCAGCAATTGACCATCGGTGTAGCTAGTCTGTCCAGTGCCGCCGTTGGTAACCGCCAGTGTTCCAGTAACGCCAGTAGCTAATGCCACTCCTGTCGCCGCCCCTGTGCCGCCGTTGGCTACTGGCAGAATACCAGTAACGCCAGTGGTTAAGGGAAGTCCTGTGGCATTTGTCAGCACAGCCGCAGAGGGTGTACCCAAAGCAGGAGTCACCAACGTAGGTGAATTGGTGAATACCAAATTGCCTGTGCCGGTTTCGTCAGTTACAGCGGCGGCTAGGTTTGCACTTGATGGCGTAGCCAAAAAGGTAGCCACGCCAGTACCAAGACCGCTAACACCTGTTGAGATCGGCAAACCTGTGGCATTTGTCAATGTGGCTGATGTCGGTGTGCCAAGCACAGGAGTAACCAGTGTGGGGCTGGTGGACAGCACATTGTTGCCAGTACCTGTACTTGTACCGACACCAGTACCGCCCTTAGTCACCTTTAACAGTGGACCAGCGTCAAACAATGCATCGATCAAATCTAGGTCATTGTTGACCTTAGTACCCCAAGTGTTTGAGCTTGCACCTACCTCTGGCTTAGTCAGCAGTAGGTTGGTGGTGGTGGTATCTGCCATTTTTAATCCTTAACCAAAAGTTTTTGCGCGGGTTAAGAGCTTGCCGCCAGAGGTTGCGCCTCGGTCATCGGCCAACTGCAAATCGCTTAACGCACGCTCATAAAGAGATGACCACACTGGAATTCTTGCATCGTCTAGCAAATATGGCGCTGCTTGCAAAAGCGAGCCATAGAGGTAAACATCAGGACTTGATGTTAAAAGAAAATTGGTTGCTACGCTTGTGGATAGCTTGTTGAGCTTTGCAAAATACACGATCTCTGATGCATATGATGCGTCTGGTGTCGGCACAAAACGAAACTCAGTGCCAATGACAGTGAAATACTTAGGCCGACCACTTCCAATGTCTATGGTTGACTGCTCATCCAAAGAGTCCATTGTCATAAACGTCAAAGGCGTGATTGGATTTGTACCAGTCAACTTCAGCGTCCTGACCTCTAGGAAGTCAGCAGGCGTTGACTCAAACTCCGCGTCAATCGTCAAAGTTGTTCGCGTGAGCATTTGGCGTGTACGCAACTGTCGCTCAATTTGAGCCTCGCTCAAAGAGATGAAGTCAGGAATTTGAGTCGTTAGATCAGTCCTGTTAAGCCAGTCTGCAATAGATGCCTTCAGCTCAGTGTATGTAGTAAGTGCCATTTAGACTGCCTCTTTTTCAAGCTCTTCTTTCATCACCCAAGTGTGGTCATGTTTGAATTCAAACGTGCCAATGTGTCCGATTTCTTTGGACACATCATGGTCAATATACACCTTAAAACCAAGCTCTTGAGCCTTCTTACAAAAGAACACATCCTCGCCCATGTAGCCGCGAGTACCTGTCTGCCAAGGCATATCAAACCAAGGCTCAGTCATACCTTCAAATACGTTGCGCTTGATCAGCATCACGCCAGTGCCAACAGAGCCAATCTCTTCAAGTCCAGTTGATTCGGGCATGGTGTAGACAGGCTGGCGCTTGTCATTCTCGTCATAGTTCTGCGCTGTGGGTCCTGTTGGCATCCTGCGCCGAGCGCAGTTAGCCGCCACAATGTCCACATCATGCGCCAGCAAACGCTGGATCATGTCCTGTGGGAATGTCATGTCGGAGTCGATAAACAGGATGTGGCTACATCCCTCACGCATTGCGTCAAGGCATAAGTCAGCACGTTGATTCTGAATCAGTGTGCCTTGCAGTATCTTGAGGCTGACAGCGTCAGTGGTGTTGAGTGTGTGATAAGCCACCATATTGACCATGCAATAGGTGTAGTTGGTGTGAACCATATCCCGCGCTGGGGTGCAGACTGCTACATAGTTCATACGCCGCCTGGCCTCACTCTAAAGAATCGATTATCTGGATCGTTCAACCATTTTTTCATGTAAGCCTGATCATCCAACTTACCCTCTGCCTTTAACTTGAAGTAAACAGTCTCAGGGATGCTGGCAACATGATGCCACTCGCCTTTCCAGTTTGCCTTGTTATCAGTGGCGGCAAAGTCTCGCTTATTGGCCTCAATGACAGCAGTCATGTCCTGAGTAGTCTGAATTGTTGCCTCATCAGTGTCCTCGTTGTAGTGCCAAGTGCGGGTGATCCCTTTGTCGGGGCTTGCATCAAAAAATCGTTTTTCCATATAAGTAAGGGGAGGATTTCTCCTCCCCTTTTTCCTCTCAGTTGATTAAGAAGTGATCAAGTCTGCACACAGACCATGAGCGTTTTCTGCTGTGACCTTATGGCCGTACTCGATGAGCAGCATACGCTTCTCGGCATCACCGGTCTTTGCCAACTCGACTTGCTGGTAAGGGCGCAGGACAACCATCTTTGCGTACTCAGGATCAAGCACCCAGCCATCACGCTCGCGCTGGAAGCGGTTTGCAATAACAGCCACGTTGCCAAAGTCGCTGACGTAGATGTCAACTGCACCGATCAACACGGCAGGCTTTTCGCCGCCGTTGATGTTGAAACGTGAAGATGCAATGCCAGAGAAACCGGAAACGCGTTGCTTGTTGACAGGACCAACCATCAGGATTTTTGGTGTACCGCCAGCCGCCCATACTTTTTGAATCACATTCTTTAGAATGGTTTCAGTGAAAGTACGCACGTTGCCGTCAGTGCGAGCACTGTTTGGCAATGTGGTGTAGCTAGGGTCAGTGCCGTTGGTCTGCTTGTCGGTGTTTGTCTTGACAAACGCGCCCAAAGAAGCAGTCACGCGAGCAGTTGTGGTGTTACCAGCAACAGCAATGCCGCCATTCAAGAAGATGAATTCTTGATCGCGCTTTAATTCGCTGCCGCGTTTAGCTATTTGGTATGCTAATTCAGAGCGTCTGCCTGCCTTATTTACTACTTCTTCAGTATTCGACAAGACAATAGTCTTGCGTGAAATCTGAGCGTAGTTGGTAACGCGAACAGTTGCGACAACAGCGTCAAAAGTGCCGACATCATCACCCTCAAGCTGTGCGTTAGCTGCGGCATCAGCCAAAGTATCTGTTTGAAATTCAAACAAAGTATTGGTAATGGTTTCGCGGCCAATGTTGCTCTGATATGGAGTTTCTTCGGGAGCGATGTTTGTGATCACATTGCTCAAGTCTTCACGAATACCCTTTGCAGAGTATGTGGTGAACGTGTTCGTTACGATAGACATGATTTATTCCTTATTTCAAAAGTTGAAAGATTGCATTAGCCGCATCATCGACACGGCCAGTTTTAGCGACGCGCTGTTGTGCTCGAACCACTTCAGTTGAATTTGAGACTCTCCCTGCTGCACCAGGCTTGGCAGGTCGAGGGCCGTTGTTTGTCACCGGCTTGATGTTGCCCCTCTTGGACATCATCTGATCGTAGAGTGCCGCTTTACGCAACATCAAGACCGCCCTGTGATCCACCACATTCTTCAGCTCATCTGATGTGAATCCAATCTTTTGACCGAATTCAACAAGCAAAGCCTTTTCAGCTTGAGCCTTTTTAGCGTCTTTCCAGTCCGGAATAGCCGCCAGTAAAGCCTCCTGCTCATGCTGTAATTTCTGCTGCATGAACTGTGCTTGCTCCTGCTGAGATAACTGATTAAGGCGTTGCTTTTCACTTTGAATAGCCGCCGCCTTGTCTTGGTTGTCTCGCATCACCTCGCGCTGCCGTACCCACTCAATAGGGTCTTCGTTATAAAGACGATCCCAATCAATGTTTGGCTGCGCCACTTGCTGAACCTGTGCTTCCAACGCACTCAATAACTGAGCGTACTGCTCTCGCTCGGCACGCACTGCCTGCAACTCACCTTCAGTCTGCTTTCGAACTTCGGCAATTTGCTGCGTTTTGCGTGTGTAATCCTGAGTCCGCGAATATCCCTTTTGAAGCTCCTCCAGCGTCACATCGACTTCTTTGCCGTCAACTTTGACGGAGAAGACTTGTGGCTGTTCTTGCTCCTCGGTGTCTTCACTCAACTCGGATTGTTCGGTATCTGTTTCGTCATCAGCCGCGTCTGCGTCTGCTAATAACTCCTCATCTACCGCCGCGCCCTCATCGGGCAACTGCGCCTCGCGGTCTTGCTGTTGTCCCTCATCGGGCAGCAATCCCTCAAGCACATTGGCTGCTTCAGCCATATTCATTGGACCTTGAACCGCACTGCCTGATGGCGTTGGTGCTACTGTCTGCATGGTCTATTTTCCTATTTAAACAAGAGTTTTGGATGCGCGCTCAATGGCGCGTTGCGCCACCTTGCCGTTGTCGATCATTTTTGCCATCTCATTTCTGAAATTCTCTATGGCACGCAACTGCGCCCAAATGATTTCACGCTTGGCCGCTTCTTCGGGTTTGCTACTCTCAAACTCCCAATGCAAATCTCCACGCATCTTTTCCAAGGCCGTTGCGAATGTCTCATCCTGCATAAACTGCTCGGACTTACGGCCTTTTCTTACTTGTTCTTCGTTCATTGAACCATTCCATTAAGGTTGATGGGGGGTGGCACTTGCGCCACTGGCGGTGCTTGCACTTGACTTGCGGCCTGCACCGCATTCTGTACAAGCGCCGTCTGCTGGCGCATTGCCTCTCTGTCCATAGCCTGCCGAGCGTCAATCTCAGCAGTGCTAATCTGTGTCCCATACTTTAACTCTAATTCGTACTTCTTGAGTAGTAAGTCCTGCGCTAATTGATCTCTTCGATAATCATCATCTCTGACCATCTTCTCGCGTTGCAATTCCAGCTCTGCCGCTTTCTTCTGAATGTCAGCTTGGATGGACTGCGCCTGCACTTGCGCCAGCACTTCTTCGGGTGTTGGCTTGGCAGGCTCTTGAGGCATTTGGAAGTCAGCAGGCAATGTGTTGAAGTAGCTGGATGCGTCCTTGTAGCCTGACAACTCAATGGCTTTTTGCAGTGTCTTGATGTACATCGGCAATGAAGCAATCTGATTCATTGGCCCAAACTGCGCCATGATCTGCTCTTGCTTTTGCATGATGATGTTCAGTGCCGACAGCTTTTCGTTGTTGTCGCCATTGCCAAGACCAATGTTGACGTTGACATCCATGCTGGCATCCCACACGCGAGGATCAATCTGCACCCACTGGTTACGCAAACGCACCATTCGGGGTTTATCTTGGTGGGTGGTCATCAGGTACAAGATGCCCTTAAAGAGCTTCTTCATACCCTCGGCCAAGATGCGAGCTTGAAGCTCAAGTCTTGACTGGCTGGCGCTGACAGTGGCAGACACCGCCGCCTTGGTGGTTGACTGCAACGCATCAGGGTCTAAACCCATCGCCGCCTTGCTCATGCCGGTGCGGTCTTCGCGCATCTGATCCATGTACTCAAGCATGGGGAATGCGGCCTGTCCAACGAATGGGGAGCTGAACGCTTGCACCATGCCTGGCGCTCTCATGCGGATAATCGCCCCAGTCTCGTTGTTTAGCACATCGTCAATGTTGACCTGACCCTCAACAATTGCTGTACGCGGGTGAATCGACTGCGCCAGAGAATCCAGCGTATTTCGCATGATCTCGGACTTAATCTCTTGAATGTCATGCGTA